TGATACCAGTTCCCCCCCTTAAGGGAAGGTTTTTAAGGGAAGGTGTTTAGGGGAAGGCTCTCAGCTCCGTTCTAAGCAATTTAAATATAGTACCCCTAGCCTTTATACCCCCTAAAATTAGATAAAATGTGTAGGAAAGGTAGATGAAGAAAGTAACAATAGAGATGACCGATGAGGACATAGAAGGTACACTAAGGCGCTTAGAAGAATTGATGGAACGGCTTGAAGATTTAACCGACCAAGTAGATAAAATAAAAATACTTATTGAAGGGAAAACTAAAGATGACTCAGTTTAACGATTCTATTGCCGCAATAGAAGAAGCAGAATACCTAGCCAAACTTCACCAACAAACGTACTGCGTTGTACACGCGGACAAAAACGTGATGGTTGTTATACCAAAACACGAAGCACTAGAAACACACAAACCTATTTTAGAAAGTGTGTCTCATATTGGGCTATTTAATATAGATGATTGACAACAACGACCGTCTTGACATTAAACCTTGTCAACGATGTGGGAGTATTGCAGAACAAATCATCAACACTGAACGTAACGAACGTTTGGGATGGTGGTGTATTGTCTGTAATAATTTTGAAGACGCTATCTTGAGAGAGAAAGTGTGGGTAAAAAAAGTGGGAAAACTAAATGGATATAATCACGATTGATTTTGAAACCTATTACGATAAAGATATTTCATTAAAGAAACTTACAACTGAAGAATACATACGACATCCTGAGTTTGAAGTTATAGGAGTTTCGGTCAAAGTAAATGACGAAGAAACCCAGTGGCTTTCAGGAGAGTTTAGTGACTTACAGAAACACATGCAGACAGCTTATAAATGGCACGACTCTGCTGTACTAGCCCACAACTGTATGTTTGATGGGGCTATACTCCATTGGCTTTTTGGTATTTCCCCTCGCGTATGGTTCGACACTCTTAGCATGTCAAGAGCTATACATGGGGTAGAAGTTAGCGCAAGTCTTAAAAACCTAGCCGAACTATACAGTATAGGGGAGAAAGGAGATGAAATATTAAATGCAGCCGGGAAACATAGGTGTGACTTTACGTCTGAGGAACTCTCCCGTTACGGAGACTACTGCGTTAACGATACAGAACTAACGTATCAACTCTTTAGTTTATTCCTCCCCCACATACCTAAAACAGAACTTAAAATAATTGACATGACCCTAAGGATGTTCACTCATCCAATACTTGAACTAGATGCCGCTAAGTTAACAAAACACTTAGACACAATCCAAAAAGACAAAGAAGAGATTCTTGCCGACACACACAAACTAGGTATCACCAAGGATGATCTTATGTCCAACCCTAAGTTTGCTAAAGCATTGGAGCATTTCGGCGTTAAGGCACCTACCAAAACAAGTCTGCGTACAGGAGAAGAAACTTTTGCGTTCGCCAAAACTGACGAAGGTTTTTTAGCCCTGCAAGCCCACGAAGATATACAAGTCCAGACCTTAGTAGCCGCAAGGATTGGGCTTAAAAGCACACTTGAGGAAACACGTACTCAGAAGTTCCTAGCCATTGCAGGCCGGGGGACACTTCCTGTGCCGATTAAATACTATGCCGCCCACACAGGCAGGTGGGGTGGGTACGATAAAATTAACCTACAGAACCTACCAAGCAGAGGGCAGAACGCTAAAGTTTTGAAGTCCTGTATTACTGCCCCCCACGGATACACGCTTATTGAATCGGATTCGGCACAGATAGAAGCTAGGGTTTTAGCGTGGCTATCAGGTCAGGATGATTTGGTGGAATCCTTTCGTAAAGGAGAAGATGTATATAAGAAGATGGCTTCTGTTATTTATGGTAAGCCTGTGGAAGATATATCTTCTGCCCAACGTTTCATTGGCAAGACCACAATTTTGGGCGCAGGCTATTCGATGGGGTGGAGGAAGTTCCAGAACCAACTTAAAAACTTTGGTGTAGAAGTAGAAGCTCAAGAAGCAAGACGGATAATACAAGTATACCGTCAAGCTAACGCAAACATTACGGGGTTATGGAAAGAAGCCCAAGCCGCACTAATAGGGATGTATAAAAACAATGCTTACGTCATCGGTCGTAACGGTGTCCTTAGTGTCGTACCAGAACAGAACGCCATACGTTTACCATCAGGTTTATTGATGCGTTACGATAAGTTAAAGGTTGAGCAAGACGAGAACGGTATGCAGTTAGTATACCGAACGCGCCGAGGGTGGACTAAAATATATGGTGGTAAAGCTATAGAAAATGTATGTCAGGGAATAGCTAGATGTATCATGGCCGAACAAATGCTTATGATAGCTAGAAGGTACAAGGTATTGCTCACTGTACATGATTCTGTGGTATGCTGTGTGCCAGACAAGGAAGTCGATACCGCCGCATACTTTGTAGAAGAGTGTATGCAGTGGGTTCCTGTATGGGCAGAAGGGTTGCCTCTTACTGGAGACGTACAGATAGGGAAGAACTACGGAGACTGTAAGGAATGGAAAAACCCGCATGGTCTTTTAGCAGTATAAAAGCATTTGACCAATGCCCTAAGAAATACTACCACCTAAAGGTAGTCAAAGATTATGAGGAGCCTACTTCTCATGCGATGACGTATGGGACAGAGTTTCATACGGCCGCCGAACACTACCTTGACGGTACAGATAGTACGCTTGACCCCCGCTTTTCTTTTGCTCAAGAAATGCTAGACACTCTTAATGGGATGAAAGGAGAAAAACTTTGTGAATACAGGATGGGGTTGACTGCTAACCTTGAACCCTGTGAATTTTTTTCTCCCGATGTTTGGTGGAGAGGAGTAGCTGACTTAACTATCCTAGATAGGGAAACAGGTACTGCTAAGGTAATAGATTATAAAACAGGCAAGTCGGCTAGATATGCAGATAAAGGCCAACTGGAACTGATGGCTTTAGCCACATTCAAACACTTCCCCGAAGTCCAGAGAGTTAAAGGGGGGTTATTGTTTGTAGTATGTAATGCCTTTATTAAGGATACGTACACCATAGATCAGGAATCTGACCTCTGGAAAAAATGGTTGTTGGAATACGCTAAGTTACAAAAAGCATACGAGGTAGATGTGTGGAACGCTAGACCAACAGGTTTATGTAGAGCGCACTGCATCGTAACGGAATGTCCACATAACGGGAGGAGGTGATATGCCTTACAAAAATCCGAAAGATAGAAAGAAGCAAGTGAACAAGCCTGTAGGAAGCAAGCCGTTTAAAGCTCGAATGGAAAGACAACGAGCAAGGCGGGCGGTAGATGCAACAGGCAGGGATGCGAACAAGAATGGTAAAGCCGACAGGCGTGAGGGGAAAGATGTAAGCCACAACAAAGCCCTAAGTCGAGGCGGCTCCAACAAACAGGGGGTTCGTATTGAAAGCCGTAGTGCTAACCGATCAAGGAACTACCAAAAGAAGAAGAAGTAGATGGAAATAGTAGACAACAAAGCCCTTCTTCTGCGGGTACGCACTCCAGAAGCGATAACAACTGCCATACCTAAAAGTAAGGCGATGAAGGATAACCAAGTCCTAGTTAAGTGGGGGGTAGATGAATCGCGTGTTCTTAAAAATCTCAACATCCGAAACGTACCATCACCTATTCTTGGACAGTATGAATGGGGCGGACAGTATAAACCCTTTAAACATCAGAAACTTACATCGTCTTTCCTTACTCTTAACCAACGCGCTTTTTGTTTTAACGAGCAGGGTACAGGGAAAACAGCTTCTGCTATATGGGCTTCTGATTTCCTTTTAAAACAAGGAGTTATAAACCGCGTTCTGATTATATGCCCCCTTTCGATTATGGATTCGGCATGGAGAGCTGATCTTTTTAAATTTGCCATGCACCGAAGTGTGGATATCGCACATGGAGCGAAGCGTAAACGCCAAGAGATTATTGCGAATGGGGCTGATTACGTCATCATCAACTATGACGGGGTAGAGATAATCAGAGACGAGATTGAAGAAGGGGGTTTTGATTTGATTATTGCAGACGAAGCTACCCATTATAAAAACGCACAATCTAAAAGATGGAAAACCCTTAACTCCTTAATAGCGCCTTCTACATGGCTGTGGATGATGACAGGTACACCCGCCGCTCAATCTCCAGTGGACGCGTATGGGCTAGGGAAATTGGTAAACCCCCGAAATGTACCCCGATTCTTTAGCGGGTTTCGAGAGCTAGTGATGAACAAAGTTACGCAGTTTAAGTGGGTTCCAAAAGATTCAGCTACCGCTACCGTGTTCAATGCCTTACAACCTGCAATTAGATTTACTAAAGACCAATGCCTTGACCTACCCCCAATGACGTACACTAAAAGGGAAATACAACTCACAAGGCAGCAGCAAACTTATTATGACGTACTAAAACGTAAGATGGTAACTGTTGCGGCGGGGGAAGAGATTACTGCCGCTAACGCCGCTGTCAATATGAACAAGCTACTTCAAATCTCCTGTGGGGCTGTGTATAGCGATTCGGGCGAGACGGTAGAATTTGATGTGAAGAATCGCTATAAGGTCTTACGTGAGGTTATAGATGAGACAAGCCAAAAGGTATTGGTTTTCGTACCCTTTAAACACGTTATAGAAATCCTATGTGAGAAGCTCACAGCAGATGGCATCACGAACGAGATGATTAGGGGAGACGTATCAGCCAACCGCCGAACCGATATATTCAAACGCTTTCAAGAAACAGATAACCCTCGTGTACTTGTAATCCAACCACAAGCGGCGGCACATGGAGTCACTCTTACAGCCGCCAATACCGTAGTGTGGTGGGGGCCAGTACCTTCATTAGAGACTTACGCCCAAGCCAACGCTAGAGTACATAGGTCAGGGCAGACACACAGGTGTACTGTTGTCCAGCTGGAGGGTTCTAATGTAGAGAAACGTGTTTACGCACTCCTTGACAATAAAATAAACATCCACACAAAAATAATAGACTTATATAAAGAACTGCTTGAATAAGTAGAAATACCACACTATAATTCGTTTCTTAACACAGTGGGAGTGTGATATGAGTGATGATATACCTGTAGACAAGGCTGTGCGTATGTATCTCAAGGTACGCGAGGCTAAACGGGAGCTTTCTCAACGCTATAAAGAGGACGAAGAAGCTCTTAACGAAGACCTAGATAAGCTAGATGCGATACTGCAAGGGCATCTTGTAGCTAGTGGGAACAAAAGCGCCACCACCATAGACGGTCATCAATACTACCGTCAGGAACGTAGACGTTATACTACGAGTGATTGGGCGGCGTTGAATAAAGTGATAATGGAACATGAAGTTCCAGAGCTATTAGAGAAACGCATCCACCAAGGGAATATGAAGCAGTTCTTAATCGAGAACCCTGATGTATTACCTGCAGGGTTGCGATGTGACGCTGAATTTACTGTAACTGTAAGGAGATCGAAAAAATGATTTTACCCGAAGACAGATATGTCCCCATAGAAGACTTAGCAGGGCATCTTTCTTTAGCTGTAACTACAGTACGTAGTTGGGTACGTAGTGGTGTGATACCGCAAGAAAGCTACATCAAGGTGGGCAATACTTATCGCTTCTCTATACCAGAAGTGGTAGCAGGGTTGAAGAAGGGGAAGATCGAACCAGATTTAGTACCCGCACCTGACAATGTTCCATTCCACCAACAAGATTTGTTCGCGGATTTTTGCGAAGAAGACGAAACTTAAACTTAATGAATGAAGTAACGGACGAGAAAGAGTTATCTCCTCTCTTTAAGGGGTTAATTTCCCGCCTAAAAAATACTGATGCAGAGGTGGGTGTAAAACCTGCAGATAGAATCAGTATTAAGGGTGGGGTATTTACGTGCATAGGAACTGAAGGTGATAGGCGGGAGCTAGACGGGAACGATTTTGATGGGGTTATACTTAGTACCGCCCCTGTTTCCAGAACGTATTACCCTAACGCCTATGACCCTGACTCACACGTACGACCTTTATGTTGGTCTAGTGATACACGTAATGCACGGCCTGATGAAGATGTGGTAGAGAAACAAGCTGTTAACTGTCTGAACTGTGACCACAATATAAAAGGGTCAGGGGAAGGAAACAGTAGGGCATGTAGGTTTCACCAACGAGTAGCAGTAGCCATTATGGAAGAAGAGACGGTTGCCCCTAAGGTATTCCAACTCCAACTACCTGCTACAAGCGTGTTTGGGAAAGACCCACAGAAGATGTCTTTCCAAGCATATTTAAAGCACCTTAACACTCATAGCGCTCCGTTAGTTTATGTAGTTACCAATATAAGTTTTGATAAAGGAAGCACTTTACCTCGACTTATATTCAATCCAGTTCGGGCTTTATCCGAAGAAGAACTAGCATTAGCTGTGCGACTTAAAGACGAAACATCAACACAAAACGCACTTTTATTATCTAGTAAATCTAAATCACCCTTTGCTGTACAGGAAGGGTTTATTTATGCAAACAATGAGGACTTTAGTAATGGCAAATGAACAAAATAAATTTCACATTATCAACAATGTGAAAGCACGTTACCCTAAGATGGATAAACCTTATAGGTTCGACACATCAGCAGGGGAGAAAGGCAAGAGCGTTCCATGCGCGGCAACCGATGACGGCGCGGCCTATCAATTAGACTTTGTATTAACTCCCGATCAAGCCAAAGAGTTGTATAAGGTTATGAACACCGAGTATAAAAACTCATCTAAGCGTGATGATACGTGGGACAATAAACTAGACCAACCGTTTAAAGAAATGGAAGACGGTACGTTTGTAGGGAAAGCTTCTATAAAAGCGGCGTACGATGGTACACCTACAAAAACACCTGACCAGTTTGACGCGAAGACTAACCGCCTCCCCCAAGGATTCCAATTAACCACAGGTAGTGTAATAAACATTGCTGTAGTTGTTGTGCCTTATAAGATAGCGGCTACTAAAACTACTGGCGTGAGCTTGAGGTTAAGGTCAGTACAGATACTTGATCTGGCCGCAATGGTATCTGCGTCACCTTTTGAAGCTACAGAAGGGTTCGTAAATGCAGACGGTTTTTCCGCTGACCCTACTCCCTCACCTGCACCTACTGTAGTTGAGGGCGGTGATGATGCCGATGAACTCTTTGACGAACCTAAGGTCAAAACCCCTAAGGCAGAAGTTATCCCTGCAACACCTGAGACTAAAGAAGTAAATAGTCTGTTAGAAAAATGGGATGATGAATAACAATAAGTAACGCACCGTATAGGTGTAGGGATAAGCCTTACACCTATACCTAAGGGGATACTATGGAAACTAAAAAGTTTCTAAGTACGGTGCTGAGTGACCAAGGGCTTTATTGTGTATTGGGGATACGAACTAAAGACGATATAACGGTTCAGAAATTTTACAATACGATAGATTCAGTAGTTGATTCGGCACGTAACTTTGACCAAGACGGGTATGACACATACTTTGCGTTAAGTACGTTTAACAAACAATCTCGCAAAGCAGATAATTCACAAGAGCTTAAATCTTTCTTTTTAGATTTAGATTGTGGGGAGGGTAAGCCATACCCTCTCCAAGAGGATGCCATAAAAGCACTTCGGAGTTTTTGTGGGGCTTGTAACTTACCAAAACCTACTGCTGTAGTTAATTCGGGAAGGGGGGTACATGTTTATTGGGCGCTTGAAAAAGGTTGCTCACGCGAACAATGGATTCCAGTTGCTGAACAGCTAAAAGGTGCATGTGCCAAACACGGGTTACATGCTGACCCTGTGGTGACAGCAGATGCCGCACGGATACTTAGAGTTCCTACCACTCATAATTTTAAAACTATCCCCGCCGCCGAGGTTCATCTCTATGGGGAGCTAAATGGTATTACTACACTAGAAGAATTTAGTGCTAAGTTTCACGACATACCTGTTATAACTCCTGTCTCTGTAGATAAAAAATTATTAGCCGAAGACAAAGAAAGAATTGAAGCTTTTGAGAATACGTATACCAAAAGTTTTGAGCGCATCCTAGCTAAAACAGGAGAAGGGAGAGGGTGTAACCAAATAAAAAACGCTATAGAGAACGCCGCTACCTTGTCTTATCCTGAGTGGGTAAGCACATTGTCTATAGCTAAAAGGTGTAGGGAAGGGAAGCAGGCCGTCCATGCTATATCCGAAGCGTATCCCGATTACTCTTATGAGGAAACGGAAAAGGTAGTGGCATCTTTAGACTACCCACATTCATGTGATACGTTTGAAGCCAACAACCCCGAATTTTGTGGGGGGTGTAAACATAAAGGGAAAATAAAATCTCCTATCGTGTTAGGTATGGAGATTAGAGAAGCTACTGAAGAGGATAACATTGTATATGCTGACAGCCCTCCATCTTCGGAAGACACAAACCACTCGGCCGGGGTGCCGCCCTTAAAGAACGTAGAGAAATACGATGTGCCAAAGTACCCCCACCCTTATTTTAGGGGGGCGAGAGGGGGTATATACTTGAGGAGCAAAGATAAAGAGGGCGACCCAAAAGAAGACCAAATCTACCGACAAGACCTTTACATCATAAAACGTCTCAAAGACCCTGTGAATGGCCCAACTTATGTATTCCGTCATCACACAATAAGAGAAGGGGTACGGGAGTTCTCGGTAGTGGGTACATCTCTATCCTCTAAGGAAGAGTTCCGTAAGAACATGGGCATGAATGACATTTTCTTATTGCCCAACGAAGTGGACAAGCTTATGAGATACGTAGCCACATGGGTTCGACAGTTACTAGAAACCCATGATGAAATCCCTGCTAAAACTCAATTCGGATGGACTGATAACCACAAATCTTTTGTAGTGGGCGACCAAGAAGTTTTTGCTCACACGATCAAGGAGAACCCTCCGTCTACAGCGACTGCCCAATACTTTAACTTCTTTGTCCCGAAGGGGGATTTAGAAGGGTGGAAAAAAGTTACTGAGTTTTATAACAAACCTAAGTTTGAAGTACACCAGTTCATGTTTGGACTCGCTTTTGGTTCTCCCCTTATGGAGTTCGTACCGAATATCGCGGGGGGTATATACCATATCACCAGTGGAGACTCAGGTTTTGGTAAGACTACAGGACAATGGGGCGGCGCAAGTGTGTGGGGCAACCATAAAAAACTCGTGCTAGATGGGGATGATACGACCAACTCCATGTGGAACAGAGCAGAGGTTTACAAAAACCTACCTGTGTACGTAGATGAAATTACTAATGTCCCCTCTAAACCTATGAGTGACTTTGTGTACCGTGTTACAGCAGGAAAACAACGAAATCGACAAACCACTAAGAATAACTTAGAGCGGTATAGAGGTGAAGAATGGAGCTTGCTCGTAGGCACATCAGCCAACTCTAGTCTCCTAGAAAAGATAGGAGAATACAAAGCACAGCCCAAAGGAGAGACTCAACGGGTGTTTGAACAACGAACTCCGCAACTGTTATTTTCTTCGGCTGAAGCGATTGCCTCTAGGGAATTAAATGAAAACCTTGTGGAGAATTACGGCCATGCGGGGATCGTCTATATCCAGTACGTCCTTAACAACATGGACGCTGTAAAACAATTACTAACTCAGACTACAGATCGTATCATCCGTGATGCTAACCTTACCCCCCAAAACCGTATATGGGCGGCAAAAACAGGGGCGGTGATAACGGGAGTGCGTATAGCCAAACATATGGGGCTTATTGATTGGGATACTGAGGCGTTACTGAAATGGGTGATCCACAAGCTACAAAGGTTGAGGATGGATATGAAAGAAATGGACATAAGTATCACCGAGATTATTGCTCAGTATTACAGCGAGAACATTAGGGGGGTACTGCGTATAAAGAGTACAGACGATGCGCGTAAGGGTGAAAATGCCCTAGACCTACTCCAAACAGCAGACCAGATGCCCACTTATAATTGGGTAGCCAGACATGAATACGATGTACAACGTCTGTACCTAATGGTTAAACCTTTCAAACAATGGTGTGTAAAACAACAACTTAACTACAATGGGGTAGTGGAACTTGCTACCAACGAACTGCGCGGTAAGAAAGAGAAGATACGGATGGGCAAAGGCACGACCATTACTCTACCTTCCATTACCGTACTATCCATTAATTGGGAAGACCAACAGCTTAACGACACGGCTGAAGCGCAAAGTGATATGTTAGAGAGGGAGCAAAATGAGGATACGGCTATCTGATTTATCACCTGACGGGGTACGCATAGTGGTAGATTGGGATAAATTCCTAACAGGTACGTCTCTATTCATCCCTTGTATAAACACCAAGAAAGCTTATGGCCAGCTGCTGGAGGTAACTAAGTTAGGAAAACATGAAGTGGTAAGTAGAGTAACTGTCGAATCGGGTAAGTATGGTATTCGTATATGGCGGTTAGTATGATAAAATATACAGCGTAGTATCCCTACTCTCCTTGGTCGGAGATCGCCCCCACTTCGGTGGGGGTTTTTAACTGTAGATATCGTAGAAATCAATCCCCAAAGCTTCAGCATTTCTTCTTTGTACGTCCGCTCTATTCCTTCGACTGTACGTAACACCCCCTGTAGTTTTTACTTCTTCTGTAGTTCTGAGGTGTCCCGCTATCGACCTCGCTATTGTACTACCATTTATAGAGAAGTTAGGATTACGTGCGTTATAGTCACCAATATCTTCCAGTATATCTGCCATTTCGTCACTATCACGTTCTCGCAAAGCAAAATAATAATCACGCAATAGGTCGCTTCGCTTTTCGTTTTTGACTCGTTCTTTACGTTTTTCAACTGCACTAAGCTCAAGCTGTTTAGTATAACTGGCAGGTACAAGACCCATCGCTTGTGCGCCTACATTCCACCAACTTAAATTTTCAGTGATAGGGTCACCTCGTAATGTATTGGCCCCCTCAGTACCATATCTATAAGCCTTTAATGGGTTAGAAGCAAAACTAGGGAGCATCTTTTCAATACCCCTTTGTACTTCCCCTTCGCCTACCATAGCCATTCCATCCATAGCACGTTTGCCTACTCCGTATACAGGCCCACCCACCATCTCCAAAAAGTCCAGTACCATGTGCTGATCGGTTTTGTTGGGGAGGGTGCGGTACACAAGGTTAGTCATACCTATACGAGGAGCTACATCAAGATTAGTTAAAGCGTTAATCGCTCCTGAATATAAACCTTCTCCGAAAAATCTTGCCGCGATGGTATCGGCATCGTCATCTTCATCATCTAGGAATACAGTGTTAGCCACAAATGTTATAAGTCCATATAAAGGTAATCCTTGAACACCTGCCATTAAACCTGAGGTGGCGAACAGCCCAACAATTTGTCTTTTGGCAACACGTTTTATTTCATTAGCTGTCGCTTCTGCTTTTTGTCTGTCTGCGTCCGTTAACTTAGATTCATCACCTTTATATTTAGCATCAGCAATACGTTTTAGTTCGGCGGGTAATGCGTTCTTTAACGCCTCTTTAGCCATCTTAAACTGGAGTGCGTACATAGAAATGCCAAAACGCTTATACATCATTAGCACACTACCTACACTGCCTTGTGCTACAGTCGGTGCGGTTTCGGTCATAGCACCACTGTTGGTTAAATCAATGTCTAACATGGCTTGGTTGGCTGCTTTAGTATAATCTGCTTGCGTAAGACGACCACCTTTTTTACCTGCTTTTATTCTAGCTAGTTCAAGGTCATAAGCCGCTATTGCAGTAATCTGCCTGTTAAATCTTTCTCCTTGATGAAACATAAACCCACTAATGTTATTGGCGGCTGTCCATGCGTTATTTGAGGGGTTATCCATGTCGATATTATCCGCTACAGTAGACCGATTTGCTTGACCCTGTGCTACAAGCATCTCTGCAAGAACCTTATAGCGTTTTAATTCTGGGGAGAGATTAGGGTCGTTCCAATTTACGTTAACTAAACTTGGGCCATCCCAAACCTCTGTATCTAATTCTTCCCCTAGAAAATTTACCATCTTCCGTTTACGGGGGGTTCCTAATAAAACCTTACGGGCTGTATTCATCGCCTTCCCGGCCTTTCCATATCCGTACTTTCCGCCTAGGTAGGGGAAGACAACAATAGGCAAGTTAGTAGCGTTTACCAGAACAGATGATACGTTCACACCTAAAGTGGCAGCAAATCCAGCAGACTTAAGTGCTTTAGACCAAGTTGCTAAATCAGGGTTCCTTATAAACTTCGTGTATTGGGTTATAGTTTCATTATAAAAAGTCTCGATATCAGGATTGTCAGGACTTAACTCATCCACCCGTTTTTTGATACGATTTTCCACTTCGCTAATCGGGACATCATATTCCAGATTAAGTAAGTTCATAACTCGTGAGGGCATGGCCTTTTCAAATACAGCTACATGGTCAGTTTCAAAACCTAAAACACCTTCTCTGGTTCGGAAAATTTGGGCCACTGCTTTTTCTGGCATACTATTAAGCAGCGCTTCTAATACATTATCTTGTACCTCTTTCGGAGCTTTTGCTTTTTTAAGGTCTTGCATAATGCTAAAGGCAACACCCGTGCTTAATTTATCTATAGCACTGTTCCTACCTTCTAATTGAGAGCCAACGGTGTAGCCTGTTTTTTCCCACTGAGTATCTAATATATCCATTTCTTCAAGTTTACTTATATACCAATCTCGTTGTGCTTCGTCCTTAAACAGCATTTTGCGCGGCTCTGGATCGCCTTTTAGTTTATAACTTAACCACACTGTACCTTCTCTATAGAAAGGGAAGTAAGCAGGTATACGTTCTTTACCCCGCATTAATTCAAATATTTTATCTCCCATTGTTTTACGTTCAAGAAGGTTAGTGGTATACGCGGCAAGACGGTCATCCATTGCCATAAGTGTATCGTCTAATTGCTTTTCGTGAGATTTTTGTAAAATCTTAAACGCTTTTTGTGTGTCGGGTTTTAACTTATTCCATAAGGCATGTAGTTTTTTATGTTCAGCAATTTGTTCTTTCTTACCACCTGATCTTTGAAGACCCCGTATATCTTCAGTAGTTGCTTTTGCTGCATCCAGTTTTTTCTGAAGCGTGATTATTTCGGCCTCGTTATCTGCACCAAGGTCATGGGCTTTTTTGGCTCTAGTTAAATCTTTATCAATAGTTTTTATTGCCTTGTTACTTAAATTGTTATTTAAAATAAAAGCCTCACGTTCTGCCGCAGTATCGAAATCTTGTTTTTCCTTTGTGTAGATTAACCCTAACTTATTACCTTTTGCATCTGTCCTAAACTTCCCTGTACTTTTTTCCCAATGCGCCCAATATCTCGTATATTCTGTTGCATCTGCAGAACCATCTAGCCTAGCTAAGTTCGTCTCACTTATAAAAGCGTTTAGGTTTTCTTTCTCCTTTTCGTCAGGCAGTAAAGCTCTTACTTGTTTACCTGTATCTTTTATCTGAGCAAGTTTTTTCTGGCGTTTGCCTACTTTTTCTTTTATAAGTATGAACAAATCTTCCAATGCGTTAACAGTTTTACCTATTGGCCCTTCAGTAAAATCTTTGCGGTACATCTCTACCAATACGTTAAGGGGCATAAAACTATTCAATAACTGTCGGGCTTTAGAGGGAGCTGACTTTAAATAATTGCGGGTAAGTTCAATAGACTCTTTCCTCTGTCCTTTGGTTATCTTACCTAGCCCTGCTTGTTTTCCTAAGTCATCTATACTTTTTTGTATTTCTTTAAACGTCATCTTCAGTAAGGGCGCATCCCTAGTGTCAGGCGCAGGACTCATAATAGAGTCTATTAAACTGTCTATGTCGCTAACTCCTTTACCTTTAATTGTTTTGGCCTTGAACCGAGTCTTTAAAATAAACCAATTAAATAATCTTCTAAGCGCATCTAGCGCCTTTTGGAATGCAGTAAGAGGTTCGCCTTTAACGGTTTGGTAAGGGATAGAAGCTACTTCTTCTCGGAACCTTGGGTTGGTATAAAACTCCGCTACAAATTCCTGAAGGCTTTCTGCTCCATAAGCACTACTCAATGCGTCTTTAACATTGTCATAAATTTTTTGTAGCTGCTGTACAGCAGGGGCTTGGGGGTTATCGTCTATAACATGGGATAAAACTGCGTGTGACCCTTCATGCAACAAGGTGTGTACCGAAACATCCCCTTCGGTATTTATATAAATAGTATTGGTTTTAGGGTCAAACGCTCCCGCTAGTTCATGTTTAGACGCATACCGCCGCCACATAGGAAGGTTAGCGTTTATGGAAGTGCTACCAATGTTCTGCAAAATACCTCTAGCTACTCTTGCAACGAGAGGGTTTTTAGATTCTGCTAGTAACTGGTACACCCGTTTAATCTTACCGTTACTAATAGCGTTCTCGATCCGGCGAGGAACTTTTTCTAGCGTTGCTAATATTGCCGACTTAGGAAGGTTGTATGGGTAACCTAGCGCAAGCAAGCCCCCTCTACTTCCCATTTCACTCCTAGTTTCCGATGAGTCTAATTGAGATATTGTTCCATCACTTCCTATATACTCATCGAGCGCCTTTAGCTCTCGCCCACTTAAATTTTCAAGATAGTTTTGGTACGCAATATCAAACGCTGTTATAAATTCCCTACTATCACCTCCATATTTTTTCTTTAGGTTTTCTAGTAGTTGATATTGTTCTAAGTTAGCTGCTTTTATCTCTTCGTATTTTCGTTGCCTTTCTGCGTCTGATAAAATTTCTGGACTAACATCTAAAGCCTTGAGTGCTTCTTGCGCGTCCTTTACTTTTTTCGTAGCTTTTTTAATTTCTATCGTATTATTGTCTTTTGTTGCTTTCGTTAATGCTTTTTGTGCGCTAACTAAATCTTTATCTAATCTTACTTTTTGGGCTGTCTCTTCTTTGCCTCTTACTTTTTTAGCGAATTTGTCTCCTTGCATCGTGGCGGTTGTTGCTAATTTCTCATCTTTCTTTGTCTGTGCATCTTCTGCAACTTCATCTGCATCTAGTTCACTCTTGGGTATTCCCTGTTGAGCTTTTGTAAATGCGTCATCAAACGGCCCTGCAAACTTCTCACTTTCTTTTCCATGTTTGTTTTCTAAAGCTTTAAGTTGGCTTGCTGTTACCCCATCCCACTGTCGTATCTTGTTGTATCTTCGTTCCCATATCTTGTCGTCATCCATAACCCTATTGATAAAAGATTTACCGCTACGAAAATCTCTGGCAAACTCTTTTCGTTGTTCATTAAATGCAGCTATACCTTCAGGAGATAGATTTTCTGAAACCCATACTCCTGCATTGGCTCCATTCTCCATTCGTTTGCTTACATTTATTTCTTTTATTTCACTTTCTGATAGCCCTATATCGTTTAATGCTGCATCTGCGGCCATTGCTCGTACTGTTACATTAGCAATATCGTTAGGAGGTAAGTTTAGTCGGCTATAACCTCGACTGTATAAATTAGCGGCTCGTATTGGCCCTGCTTCACGTACGCTTTTACGTTCGGCCAGTGTGCTTATTGCGTCTATATCCCCTTTCATTACAGGAATAGACTTTTCTACCATAGTAGTCTGACTAATTTTAAATTTATCTACGTCATCTTTATTTTTAGGGGTCAGTTGAACATCTATTAAAGTATCTACTTCTTCTTTAATGTCCTTAGCTGCGCCTTGTTTTCTTTTTGGTTCATCTGTTGCTTCTTCAGAGGTAAGGGTTTCGTTTATTTCTGTAGCGGTATCGGTAGGGCCATCAGCACGATCATCAGAAGTTGCATCAATATCAGCAGCAGGTGGTCTGTCTAGTTTTCGTTCTTTGTCATCCAATCTTTGTTCTGTATCTACGATATTTCCTGACAGTGGGCCACCCGCAACTGGGCCACCAAAAACTTGATCGTTTGTAGATACGCGTTCTCCTACATCCCCACCCCTATTTTGTGCATCCTTACCAAATAATTGTTCGGCAATAGGACTTAATGCTAACCCCATTGCTGTTGGAGGTTGTGGGCCTGTTTCCCCTGCTACCTTAGCTACTGTCGCGTCTGTTTGAGCTTGTTCATTATAGGCTTGAGCAATTTCAGATTCCCTGATTGCATCTTCGATTGTTAATTGTTGTTGAAATTGACCCTCCGCAGCTAATAATCTTCTCTGCATATCTTGTTCGTCTGGTGTTAACCCTTGTTGTGGGGCAGGAGCGGGGGGAGCAGCTCCAAAAAGTTCACCTTGTACGCCTGACGAAGCAGGAACTCCTAACGCCATAGATGCCCCTACTATTTGAGCAGTAGCGGGATCGTTCCATCTAATACTGTTGGCAATATCTCTTTGTGTTTTTTCTTGGGCTTGGAGTTCTTTTACTCGTGCATCATATTCTTCACGGTTATTTACTACTTGCCCGTCAACATTTATAGGAAACGCCGAATCCGGTACATAATCGGCGGGAGGGGGGAGTAAAAGAGTTTCTTCTTCAGCTCCTTCGGTTTCTTCGGTAGCAGTACCGCCACCTCTTGGTCTTCTAATAGCTAGTTCCATTAAGCCTTGGAGTAGACCACCGACCCCTGCACCCAACCCAAATGCTTCTTCGGTATTAGCGAATGCTCCTGTATCAGGGTTATACACTCCTTGAGCTATAAGGTTTTGTGCTATTTCAGCCGATGCTTCCTGTAACCCTTCTGAACCTGCTGCTGTCCCTATTCGATTAAGGCGAGCCACTATATTGGTAGCCGCTTCTTGCCCTACAGCGTCCTTTAACTTTTTAAACTTTTGATATGTCCTACCTATTCCGTACGGTACGACTGTCTCGCCAAGCCCCGGAAGTAGACCCAATCCCGCAGCTTTGCTAATTTGTTCTTCTGTCGCCCCTTCGGCCATAGCGCGTTGGGCAGCTTCACCAGAACCTGCGGCAGCACCTACTCCTACACCTGCTAACAATCCCGGTATACCGAACGGAGCAGTTGCTAGGAACGGAGCCGTAGAACCTAAACCTTCCGCAAGCATTCTAGTTATGGTGTCTTCATAGCCCCGCTTAGGAGCAAAAGGAGCTTGAGCCGCTTCTGTAATATCCTGTATAGCAGTACGAGCAGCTTGCTCTTGTTCTTCGGGGAGTAAAAAACTTGCGCCTGTAGCTGCGGAACCTAACAACCCTAACGCACCAGAAGCTAATCCTGCCCCTACTTCTCCGGCATACCCCATTCCTTCTTCGCCTAGACCAAATAAAGTACGATCTGGTTCAGGAGGGGGGGCAAGAATATCTACGCCTAACGCACGTTCCTGCCATTTTTCAGGGGCCATTGCGTTAGCTTGTTCAACACTTGTTCCTTCTGGGACAAAAAACTCAACACTTTCCCCATTGGTTAAAGGTACATTGGCATAAGGCATAGATTACGTACCACTAGGTGAGTTACTTATGGTTGTTCCACCACTAGCTACTTGTGGGATATTTCCCCCTCCCCCCGACATGGCATCCAAACCAAATCCGCGACCTCTAGTATAAGCCTCATAGTGTTTTCTTACATAATTTGCGTAAGCAGCGTCTCTGGCTGCAGGGTCTAACTGATCTAACTGGGCCATAAACATTAGATGGTTAGGATTATCTTGATACTTATCCCACGCGTCATCCGCCGCCTTTCTTTCAGCTTCGTTAAACTGAGTGTTTTGGGTAATAATTTGTCCCATTAATCTGCTATTAACAGTACGTGCTACGTCTGCTGCTCGTTGTGCTACCTGTGCGTAACCTAAGTCTGTCTGCATTACTGCTATATCTCTACGTACATCAGCAGTTAACTCAGCTAACAGAGCGTCTTGTTCTAGTTTTTGTTGTCCTAGTTGATACCCTACATCTGCCCCACCTACCGCTCCTAAAGCCCCGCTTTTAGTAGTTTGGCCTGCCCCTCCTGCTAACGCATTTTGTAACCGTAACCAATCTATACCCGTTCCGCTTGCAATACCTCCCGTTCCTTCAGGAGGATTAAAAGTATCTGCCTGACCCATTGTTACTGACTTTAATTTATCTACGTTAGTTGGTTCTGTTGGGGTACTTTTCCCATCCATGTTTCTCATGTCATACATTTCCGTAGTGATATCCTTATTAGGGCTGTCTCGCATCGTGATGGCCTCTAAAATATCTTCAACACTATCTGGTGTTTCACCTTGCCGTACAGTTTCTTCCCATGCTGCATCACGTTGTTGATTATTTTTTTCAAATTCTCTTCTTTTAAGTTCAGCATCGGCAGGAGTTGTAAGCCCCATAGTTTCAGATACACCCAAAAGAAGTTCTTCACCTGACTTCCCTACTGTGCCTCTTGGATATTTTCCTATTTCCCTTAAATGCGAGCCGTCATTCATAACCCCCGGTGGGGTGTAACCAGAAAGTCCGTATTGAGCCATTACGTCTTGAGCTTCCTCTGCTCGTTGGTTTGCCCCTTTCTCCAGTAAATTAGCTTCTCTGGCATCGGCAACTTGTTGAGCTATTCCTGCCTCACTTTGTAAATCTCCATCCATACGAGATACAATATCTTCTCCATATCCTACTAAGGTTGGAAAATCAGGTTGGTCACTGTCTAGCCTGTCTCCACCTCCAGAGCGCACAATGTCTATTGAATCTGGCCCACCATAATAACCTGCTGCGGCTAATGCAGGATCGCCATCAGCTTTATCGTACATTTTCCTACCATACCTAATCCCTGCCAGTAAATTACCTTCTACGCTAGTTCGATCTAACCCTTCATTATCTATATCCTGAAAGGCAATATCACTA